GGGAGGGCTGGGAGCCTGTCCCTAGCTTTGACCTGACCAATGACCTATTCCGGCAATCGCTGGCACTGAAACGCTCCAAAGGGGGCGCAGGGCTGTCATCCCTTCGGGCGTGGCTGGCATGGAGGGCGGTGCAGTCGTATTTCGGGGAGCAGGCGTGGGATCGGGCCGACAAGAGCGATCGGATCAACTATGGAAAAATAGAGGTAAAGTGGGATGCTCGGTAAAATCTACGGATTGCAGAAATTAGCCCATGTTGATCCACGCCTTGCGGATATCGTCCGAGAGCTTGGGCGGTATGTCGATGGAGTTCAGGTGGTCTGCGGCCACCGTGGCAAAGAGGATCAGGACAAGGCTTTTGCCGAGAGAAAGAGTAAGGTCAAATGGCCGAAGAGCAAGCACAACAGCTTGCCCGCTAGGGCTGTGGATTTGGCTCTAGTCAGGCGGGGAGCTATTGATTGGAACGCATCCCAAGATTGGTACTACATCGCTGGCCTGATCCGTGTGATCGCCTCGCAAAAGGGCGTAGAGGTCAGGTGGGGTGGTGATTGGGATGGGGATGGGGACTTCAAAGAGGAAAAGTTCAAAGACCTTCCCCACTTTGAATTGCGGGTTTAGCGTTCATTGTTTCACCACATTGATCTTGATCCCGCTCACGGTCAGCTGTCCCTTTTTGTCCGTGGAATGGGTCAGCCATTTCAGCAATTCGCCTTTGACCATGTTCCAGCCATCGGCATCTATCGTGATGCTTTTGATGCCCATCCTCACCATGCGGGCGCAGGTTTTAAGGATTTCCTCACCGTCCATATTCATTGCTCATCCTCCTTTGGTTCTTCAATCCTGTTTCCTACTACTTCTATCTCCGATGGATGGAGCCTAAACACCCCACCCCACCTGACGAAAAACTTTGTACTCTCGTGGTAGCTGGCGATAGTCCACTCGCCACGAATTTTGATCCAGTACAGGCCGCTAGATAGTTTCATCATTTCCGGCTTCATCGTATGTTGGGCTATGCTTTGTTTAAACCGCTTCAATTCTGCTACTAGCTCTTCTAGTTGATCTATAAACCCTTCGAGCTCGCCACCCTTGAAAAACACCTCCTCTACATATTCACCTGTGTCAAAGCCTACTTCTACACACTTCCCATTTATTGGGTATCTTGTTGTGATGTTCATCTTTTCATTTCCTTTTCTGCTATGTATTTTTTATGTGCGTCTAGTACCACTGCATCCAAGCATCCAGCACAGTCGATACGGCCACAATTCCGACTGAGGCACATTGTTGGGTGGTGCTCTAGATCATGTATCATTCCGCTATTCACCTCTTCATACCATCGTTCCATAAAATTCCTCGCATCAGCCTAACGCTTAGTTGTGCTGCGCTTGCGTCTAGAGCCAATTGCGCAGAGACGCAAGCAAGTGTCAGCACCAACGGTTGTTAGCCTTCAAACTGTAAACCTTCACCACCTTTTTTCATATTCTTTACCACACCAAGGGCAGTAAGTTGGAAACACACAAACCAGCTTATCTTTCCCCCATGTTCCATCTTTTTTCTTGATTGCAACATACGCTCCAAGTTTTGGCAGAACTCGCCCCGTAAACAGCAATACAGTATCTAGAACCATTTTCTCTTGATCCGTATTGTTTCTGTTTTGTAGCTCTGTTATGCAGTCACACATTCAGATTCTCCTTGTAAGCCTAACGCTAAGTTAAGGCGCAACTGTGTTGTCGCCTTCAACGATTGTTAGGTTGTTCCCTTTTATACGTTGACCACACAAACTGCAATAGTTCTCGCCTCTCGAATTAACGACTTGGTTGCATCGAGGACACATTTCAATAGTAAAGTTAATCGTCCCATCTGATAGATTAGGATGCACCACCTCTGCGGCATCATTCCCGTACCATTTTGATCTACAATTACACGCATTCGTGAAGGCTTGTAGGCATTCCACCATAAATTGGCGCAAAATGAAGTCAGGTGTGTTTGACTCGTTTTCTTTGCTGTGTCTGTTTAGCAATGATTCCAGTTCTTCTTCAAATTTGCTCATAGTAGCTCATCCTTTTTAATCAACCTAACGCAGAGGCAAGCCGTGCGTAGCATCGGCTTCACCGTCTGTTAGGTGCTGGCGGTTAAAGGTTTAGCAACACATTCAAAATCAACCGACTCCGAATAAAATCCGTCTGATTCACCAAACCACCGAATTGTCACATATCCGTTTATTGTGGCGAACTTGTAAAAAGTCCATGTTTCGCTTCCGTATTCATCTGCCTCATGTCCTTCTGGTGGTTCTTGGCTACATTCTTCTGCCATCAACAAAGGTGCGCCAACAAGATCCGAAAGATCACCGCAAATATCGTCAATGTTTACGGATTCGCAACAATCTTGTTCATGAAACATTTTGTACTGCGCCCCATCAGAGCAAGTAAACAAGATTTCATCGCTTCCGTTTTGTTTGCAAGCGGTTAATGTTTTGCCAAGCAATTCGGAAACATTGCATCTGTCGCTGTATCCCATTTTTCATTCTCCGTTTTAAGTTTGTTCCATGCACCTAACGCCAAGTTGTGCCGCCAACTTTGCATCAATTTATGGTCTCAAAGTTGGTCGGCACCAACGTCTGTTAGACTATGCCTAATTACAGCTTCGTGCTTGTCGAATTCTGTGACTCCCATTGGTGCTTTTGAATCCAGTATAAAGTTTGCAGAATGGCTGATGACATCAATCATGGCGAACCTAAAAGCGATTCTGAAATTTCGTGAATACCGATGGCATCGCTCAATTTGCTTTCCAAGCTCCTGTCTAAATTGCTTTATTGTCATCCCGCCCTTCCAGTTATTGCATTCCCTGCAAGCTGGAAAAAGATTCCAATCGTCATTTAGCTCAAGGCTTGGCAATTGTGCGGCAGCTCCTAGCAAAACTATGGAGTCCTGCAATACTAGCGGAATGCCGTGATCCACCTGCATTGTTTTCATGCTTATAGAACAACCGCAATATGCGCAGCTATGCGACCACTCATCAAGCAGGGATTCTCGTTTCTTTTTTGGTATTGCTTTTCGCATCTGTTAAGTTCCTCGCATTAGCCTAACGCTTAGTTGTGCTGCAAGCTCGGCACTACTTTATTGATCTCCGAGCTTGTCAGCACCAACGCCTGTTAGGTACTATTTTAATTTACCTTTTCGTCCTTGCTTGTTGCAAATTTCCTCGCTGGTCATTCCCAGTATTTTCCCATCTGGTTTGCACCAAGGATCATCAACAACTTTACATTTAGTTGCGTCTAACTTGCAGTATTCAGCGTGTTTGCAGTTGCAGCTGTTCATGTAGCTTCTCAATTTCAACCTCAATCCTGAATGTTTCTCCAGCATAATCGCAATCCCAATCCCCAAATTTTGCAAGACATCTTTCGGCTTGGGCAATTACCATTCTTTTTGTGAGCATAAGATTTTCAATCTTAAGTAAAATCACTTTATTATCATTCATCATGTTCATCCTTGAAATTTTTGCAGGTTGTTATGTCTTGATTCCTCATAGCCATAGAGTATAGCAAACACCAGTGATCTTCTTTGAAAATGCAACACATACAGGATGCGGTGTATTTTTTTGCCTTTGTAAAATTTTTCCTAGAAATCATACCATTTTTCCTTAATATAAGGTTTACACTCATTTTACATCCTCCTCAATCCAACCGAAGGTTGTGTACCTAACACCCACATATCTAAACTATTTTCCCGATATTGTGGTGCTATCGGGTAGTTTTCCAAAATACTCCGCTGTCGGGTGTTTCCCGACTAGCGACAAATGATAACAAGACTGACATTCCCCACCCCAAGCTACTTCCCCACAGGTGGGGCAGGGCTTGTGGCGTGTAGCGGGCTTGGGTGGCTTGCGGGCCAACCGCCTCCGCTCGTGGTAGGTGCATAGGCCTGCTAGTTCATCATGCCCTAGTCGTGGGCATCGCTGGATGATGCACCTCATTTCACGCTCCGAATATAGCTCAACAGGCGCATCAATGCCCTGCTCCGATCTAGCCCCTGCTTGCTTGGCTGGTCTAGCTTGGTCAGCTCGCAGACAAGCCAATAGGCCCGTTCTAGTCGCTTGATTCGTGTGATCTCATTCATCGGTCGGCTCCTTGATGGTTATGACCATGTAGGGTGGTTCTAGGGTTTGGGCCTTGCGTTTCGGGGCGATGCTTCCGACCGTGGCCGACACACGGCTCACATGGCGAAACGAATCATCCTCGATGATGCCGGAATCCACCAGCGTATCGAGCAGACTGGTCAACATATTGTCTAGATCCCTACGACCGTACAGGCCGAAAAACATGACACCGATCCGCACAGGATAGGCCGACACAGGCTTCAGCTCTGCCTTGAGTTGCAAGACCAAGCCCTTGTGCCAGTCGTAGTATTTCGGGCTAGGGATGTTCACCAGCCTTTGCCCATGAAACGCTATCATGCGCCCATTTTTCTTGCTCGGAGGGGTGGCGATGCCCCAGCCTTGGAGCCTTATGCGTTGCGCCACAGATACCCCACAGGCATCCACCGCCCAGCTACTAGGATGTGCTTTTTCCCGAACAGCCGTAGGGTGCTTTGTGTGCTCGTGGGGGTGAGATTATGCCCCTTCCAAGGCCGATCTACCGACCACGACACAAGCCGCCACAAGGCAAAGAGACAAGCCACGAATAGGACGATATACATCATTTCACCCTCCGCAGTTGGTAGGCTCGGAACCGTTTGCCGTTGACATCTCGCCACTCCGAGCGCAGGGCATAACGCCCCAGATCGGTGCGCTTCAATTCGGTCAAGCGGGCCGAGAAGTTGTAGATTCCTAGAACCGTCCAAGCATCAAGCGGTGTCACCCACTGACGCAAGAGCATGGCCTTGAGGTCGCTCACCTGTGACATACTGTTCCCCATTCTGGTGTCGTGTGTTGCCGGATATAGTCGCAGATCAATTTGAGCCTAGAACGGAAAGCCTGCCAGCTCTCCCGATGTGCATCCATCGGATGTTCGCCATCCATAATAAGCCGATGGCTAACCTCGTCTTGGGCGTTCTCGCATGATATCCATGCAAGCCACCATAAGTCGTCTGGATCAACATCATCCGATGCCGTGGCCTTGTCGATACTCTGAATATAGGCGATGACATCGGCCTTTTCATGGGCTGGAAGCACCCCGATCACGCAGTAGCACCGCAGGCAAATCTCGTCATCTTTGCGTACAAATTCGCCCATGTCAAAGCACCCTTTGGCCTGTTCCCGCCTCTCGTCAGAGGCGATTTCGTGGCGAATGAGGAAATCCAGCGGGGTGATCGGTTTGATGATCATTGCATCACCGCCATGATGGAGTGACCAGCGAAATAGACAGCCGCAAGGCCGAGTAAAAACCAACTGGCGATATAAAGCATTTTATCCATAGCTTCCTCCTAGAATGGCAGATCGTTGTCGTCGGTCGTGTTGTACGCATCAGCCTTGGCCTTGCTGTGGGCGGATTGGGCTGGGGTCAGATTGGCCTTGGCTTGGGCGTGGTCTAGCTCCTCCATGATGGCATGATGGATGGCCTCACGCCCCTCCTTGGTGATCGAGAAGGCGATGTCCGTGTATTCCTTCGGAATCTTGGCCTTGGCTTTTTCGCTGTCCGTAGCCTTTCGGCTGGGCATTGAGATGAATAACCCCTTGCTTCCGTTGATGACACGGATGTCACGGATCAGTAGCCAGCCATCTACGGTGATGGTAGCGTATGCCGCTAGATTTCCGGCATTGTTCATTTTTACGACTGTCGCTTTGATGTCCATCATTTCGCTCCTTTAGCTTCGTTGTAAATTGCCTTGCGTTCACCAGCTGGGACATCCCCAGCGGTCTCGTATCCATGCAAGCCGAGGGCGTCGATACCACGCTGACCGAGTGCGTCCATGGCCTTGATGAATCGGGCTGTCTCATCGTCTGGTCGGCTCATAGCCCGCTCACCATCATCGTCCTCGTCCGATCCGATGCAGGCGATGGCCTGCAGGGCGTACCGACGGAGGTAGGTCGTGGCTGACCCGATGGCCTGTGGATCGGTTTTTCCCAGCTGGCAAGATATCACATCGCCCAGCCATTGGCCTGATGTGTGGATCAGGCGGGTCTCCACCGCCATCACCGAGCCATCCAGCCGAGGCGATTGAATCACAGCGATGCCGTGGGCATTCAGGTGCGGGAGCGTTGCGTCTATGACTGCTGGCAGATCGGCATATCGGCTCCGGAAATGGGGATTGGTTGCGCCCTTGTGGGCGTGGCTCATGGCCGCTTGGGCTTTGGCGAGTGCCGCAGCAATCTGGTCTATACCTTCGCTTGCTTGCATTTGCGATGCTCCTTCGCCATCATGAGTGTGATTCTACCAGCCTCTGCCGCAGAGACATGGGAGCCGATCAGGTGGGGCTTGGCGAGCTTCTTCATCTCGGCTAGATCAGCAGCAAAGAGCTGGCAGGCTTGTTTTTTGGTGTCCATTAGCGACTCCAGTAGATGCGCTCACCAGTCACAGGATGCTCGACCACACCAGCACCACCGTCACGCTTTGCTTGGGCGATGGAATCCTTGGCGGAGACACCTTTGATTTTCTTTGCCACTGTGTCGTTCGTGTTGTAGTTCATCCACATATCGTACCTCGTTTTTTTGTCGGCTTGATTGCCGTCCATGAGATCAATATAGCATAGGGATTTTTGAAAGTCAATACTTTTTTGAAAAAAAATAAAAAAATTTTTTGAAAAAAATATCTTGACATTCCATTCCCTATGTCGTATATTATCCACAGGTCAACACACCACATCAAACGAGGATACCATGACCAATACAATCATCATCAGTGCAACAACCACCACCCGCAGACCTGACGCCATCTCCCGATTCTATGGCGAGGCGGTGCAGGTGCGACCGATTGAGCTGGATACGGATTATGACGGAAAATATATGCAGGTTCCCGAGCAACTGATGGACATTGTTGGCGACAAAGAAGTCGCATTGTGGAATTATGATTGGGAGGATGTCCACATTCTCTCTATCGACTGCATTGCAGGCCGGAATCTGCGTATGCCGAACTGGCTGACGATCTGGGGCCGCTCATTCACCCACATCGGAATCGTGGTAGCATGAGTTTTGCCGACGACATCATTGAGCTGGAGCATTTGCTCCGGCTCTCTCGCCACCAGCTGGGGCCTCATCTGGGGCTAGGGGCTGGGACGCTACGGAACTACACGCTAGGCAAGAGTACGAAACCGAACAGGTACACAGCCGCAATCGTGGCCTACGAATTGAAGCTGGCACGAGAGCGGGAATACACACGGCTCAAGGCCGTACTGGTGAAGAAATGAAAAGAGTACAAAAACAGGAGACAAAATGAAACGGATCATCATCGCAATCGCAATCAGCGCATCCATAGCCTCGGCCTACGGCTGGAGCCTCGTGGAATGCAGGTATGAGCATCTGAACGGCTACGGATCTGGGTACATGGGTATCTACGAGAAGGATGGTCAATACATGACCATGTGGTTTAAACGCTGGTGCCCTAGCTACCTGTGAGGGGTCATGGAAGAGGAAAACGACAGTACACTCAAAGCCCCATTTCCTTGGTTCGGGGGAAAGAGCAAGGCCGCTTCGCTCATCTGGTCTAGGATCGGCTCCGACATCGGAAACTATGTCGAGCCTTTTTTTGGCTCTGGTGCGGTGTGGCTCGGTCGCCCTGCCGAGTTCAGCGGCTGGGCCACGGCAAACGATCTGGACGGTCTAGTGGTCAACTTCTGGAGGTCGGTGCAACTGTCTCCTGACGAGACAGCGGAGGCCGCTTGCCACCCTGTTTTTGAAGCCGACCTACACGCTCGGCATCTGGCTCTAGTCAATGTGAAAGACCAGCTCCAAGGCCGTCTCATGGCCGATCATTGCTACCATGACCCTGTGTTGGCAGGGTGGTGGGCGTGGGGTGCTTGCGTCTGGATCAGGGGCGGGTGGTGCAGGGGCGATGGGCCGTGGAGGAATGTGGGCGGGATTTTTCAGAAGGCTGGTGCGGGTGATGGTGGTGTTAGACGCAAGCTCCCGCATCTGGGCAATGGCACGGGCGTGAACCGTCAGCTCCCGCATCTGGGCAATGGCACGGGCGTGAACGAGGCACGGCTGGAGTGGATCAAATCATGGTTTGCCGACCTGCAAGATTCCCTCCAGCCTCTTCGCCTCGCCTGCGGGGACTGGAGCCGGATCATGTCGGTGGGTACGATGACCCGCAACGGAGTGGCGGGCGTGGTGCTTGATCCGCCATACAGCCAGACGGATGCGGTCTACAACAGGGACAGCTCCACCGTGGCTCATGCGGTCAGGGAATGGGCCAAGGCCAACGGCAACAACAAAGCCCTGCGTATAGCCCTATGCGGGCATGAGGGCGAACATAACGAGCTGGAGGCAATGGGCTGGACGGTGGAGACATGGGACAAATCAGGCGGCTATCAGGGCGCAGACGACCGAGAGCGCATCTGGTTCAGCCCGCACTGCATCGCAGAGAAAAAGGGGGTGGAACAGATCGCAATGTTTTAGTATATTTGATTGAAGTGCTGTAGGAATCTTGCAAATACCCAGCATTGAAATACGACCGTCCTATGTGGCTCGCAAGAGCAAGGCCCCGCAAGAGCCTCTACACACATAGGCGGTCTTTTCGTTTTGGAGTTTGACATGGAGAGGACAATCAAAAGCAATACCAGCAAACACGGTGTAAAGTGGGTCATCATAAAGGAAATGGATGAAGATTCAAGAAATAGAATTGGATTATTCTCTCATACTTTGGAAGAATTTGCAATGTCTATTACATGCTCTTCTGATGTGGAGGATTCCTCGTGTGTGTTGAGCTATGAGGCGGTCTTGGCTTTGCATGAGTATTTAGAGGATGTAATAAACGAACATAAAAACAGAAAGAATCATTTATGAGTTTTGGATACATAAAACTTCACAGACAGATCATGGACACCGAGGACTGGCTTCATGAGCCATTCACTCGTGGGCAGGCGTGGATAGATATGCTGATGCTTGCCAACCACACAAAAGGCTCAATTCGTGTTCGTGGAATAATTGTTGATTTAGACCGTGGACAACTTGGCTGGAGTGAGGAAAATTTGGCTCTTCGCTGGAAATGGTCTCGCGGAAAAGTCCGTAGATTTTTTTCAGAATTAGGGTCTGAAACGGTACAAAGAATAGTACAGCAGAAAAACAATGTAAGTTCAGTAATTACAATACTTAACTACGACAGGTACCAAGGCGATGATACACAAGACGGTACAGCAGACGGTACACCAAACGGACACCAGAAAGACACCAAACGGTACACTAACAATAATGGTAATAATGGAAAGAATGAAAAAAATAGAGATAGAGCAGGCTTTCAGCCACCGACAGAGGGCGATGTTTTGGAGGTAGCCAAGTCATACGGAGACGACCCGCAAACATCCCACATGATGGCTGTGGCGTTTTTTGCATATTGGCAATCTGCAGGATGGAAGCGCAAAAGCGGAATGATGAAAAACTGGCAAGCAGGATATCGTCTATGGCGACTCAACGAAATCAAAAGGAGCATGAAATGACCGACATCCAAAACGAGCGCATGATGCTTGCGGTCTGGGCGAACATAGTCCAACAGCCTGCAGGCGTATCGGCTGGAATGTTCACCAGCCGCCCTTTGGCGGGAATAGCGAGGCTCTTTGAGCGTGGCCATTGGTATCCGTCCAAGGAAATGCTGGAGGCCCAACAATCCACACAGGAGGACTACCTGCAGGCCGTGGAATCGTACCACGGAAACGACCATAGCGGAAATGTCAGGCGGCAATTTCTGAAAAACCACGCTAGGCGGGAATTGTTCGAGACCACCAGACGGACGCTCCACCGTCTGCAGGACATGGGCGACACACTTGATGGCTTGGTGTCGGTTGACGACGCCACAGGCATTTACCATGGCTCGGAGCTTGAGGCGAAGGTCATGGCCGACATACCACCTGCAGACCACGCCATCGGGTTCGGGATGATGGATTACCAGCTACGGATGACTATGGCAGGCGATGTCATCACCGTAGCCGGACGGAGCGGCACAGGAAAAACCGCCATAGGCCTGCAACTCATGCAAGGGGCTTGGGAGCGATCAGGGATCAAGAGCCTGTTTTTTAGCCTAGAGATGTCATACGGAGCAATCGCCAACCGTCTGCACGACATAGCCTACTACCGAGACCACGATACCAGCGAATGGGAGAGCTTGCGGGAACGGTGCTATGCCCATTGGTGCGAGGTCAAGCGGGAGCAGAGCTATGGCGACCTGTGCCCAGAATGGCTATACGAGGATGCAAGCGCACTCCACATAGACCGGATGGAGGACAGGATCAATGCCGCCAAGGGAATAGACCAGAGCATCGGCATCGTTTGTATCGACTATCTGCAGCTGGTCAGGGCCAACGCCAAGGACAGAAGAAACGAGGTGAGCGAGGTAGCAAGACGGCTGAAAGCTATCGCCAAGGCTTGCGGGGTGATTGTCATCAGCCTATGCCAGACGAGCCGAGAGGGAAAAGACGGAAGCGAAAAGGTTAGCCTGCACCACCTGAAGGAATCGGGCGACATTGAGGAGGCCTCGGATGTCGTCATAGGCGTATGGCACAGCAAATCCAGCAATGCGGTCAACTATCAGGACATCAAAAACCGCAGGGCGGGAACACACCCAGAAGCGAGGCTCCACAAGTGCGGGGTCTATTATCGGGATTGGAAGCCTACCGACACCGAGCAAATCACAAGCAGCTATACGCCAGAGTTCAATTTTTAGGAGGACAATATGCCGAATTTGCAGGATAATTACAAAAAAGACGGTCTAACCCTGATCCGATGCCATGTCGGGGACAAATGGGACATATACGAAGCCCAGCTCATGGGCAGGAAGATCGGGTATGAGGTGGTAGCAAAATTCGGTAAAAAGGGTTTTTCAGTCAAGACTTTAGCCGATGCTAAAGCCAAGTGCCGTTCTTTGGGCGAGCGTATAGGCATAGAAGCCCCTTTCTAGGGGTGGGGTGCCACCCTAGTACCACCCAAAGCGAAGCGCCCGCAAATCGCACGGAATCGGGCAAGGAATGGAAACCACAAAAGAGGATGAAATGCAAGACGAAACCAAAGATCAACCGTTTATCGTGATGGACATCCCACAAGAGGACGTATCCGCATGGGTTCAATTCATAAACAACCCTATGGTGATACCGACAATATACCACGAAAACCTGAGCAGTAGAGAACGGTTTTGGCTCAAGATCAGGTACAACGGAGCCTTGGAGCCAGCGGAATGAGAATAGCCAAAATGAAAGTGTTTTTAGTTGAGCAACTGCAATTTTTGGCGATATTTTGGCCTTATTTGGTATTCGGTGGGGTCATATGTTTCTTTGAGGCGCTAAAGCGTTTTTGAGACAAATTTGGAATGGAAACCACAATAGGAGTGAAAAATGGAAAAGAAAAAGCTAACAACGACCGTCAACATAGATGTGTCTATTGAGCGGATCGGGGAATATGGTACTAGGGTCACGATCAGACCCAGAAGAAGAGGCGACAGGCCGCTGGTATACGAGATTGAGGGTGGTAAGGAGGACTATATTGAAATCAATCAAAAAAATCTGAAATCCATCGTAAAAGAGTGGCGATTTATCCACGGATGATGTATATTTGATGCAGTGTTGAGGGCACTAGTTGGTCTTGAGAACGCCAATTCTCTTGACCGATTGTTCGATTCCTTGAAAGCTACTCCATTCGGGGTGGCTTTCTTTTTTATTGACATCGTGTTAAAAAAAGCGTATTTTGTTAACAGATTTCTCCGATAACAACGGAGCATCGGACAAAATGGCAGACCAAAAACGCAAAGTCGGTCGTCCCTCAACTTATGATCCAGCCTACTGCGATCGTATCATTGAATTTGCCAGAGAGGGAAAACTACCAGAACAATGGGCCGCAAGGCTTGGTACGACAAAGCAGAGCCTGCATAATTGGGCCGACGAACATCCAGAATTTTTTGACGCATTTCAAAGGGCGAAGCTCCTTTCTCAGGAATGGTGGATGAATCTGGCCCAGACCCAAGCCCTCAATCCATCGGCTCAATACAATTTCAATGCCGTAAAATTCATGCTATCAGCCGCATTCGGAATGCGTGAGGGAACCGATGTAAAGCAAGAAATTTCAGGTGCGAACGGTGGGCCTGTGTCTCATTCCGTGAGCGTCCAATTCGTGGAGCCTCCCAAGTGACAGCCGCACCAGCCTTGCAGATGCCGCAATGGTCTAGAGACCTTTGGGGCGATTATCGCTATTTCGTGGCCTACGGTGGTCGTGGTGGCGGGAAGTCTTGGGCCATCGCCCGCTTCCTTTTGTTGCTTGGGGCATCAAAGCCAATCAGGGTGCTTTGTGCGAGAGAGCTACAGGTATCCATCCAAGAGAGTGTTCACAAGTTGCTGGCCGATCAGGTGGATGCCTTGGGCCTTGGTGCGTTGTACGAGGTCTTGCAGACGGAGATCAGGGCGAAGAACGGAACGGAGTTTATCTTCAGCGGGATCAGAAACAACCCAACGAAGATAAAAAGTATGGAAGCGATTGATTTCTGCTGGATTGAAGAGGCTGAAAAAGTCTCGAACAGCTCATGGGAGATATTGATCCCAACGATCCGCAAGCCCGACAGCCGTATCATCATTTCGTTCAACCCATCGGAGAAATCCGACCCGACCTATCAGCGGTTCATCGCATCCAACCCTCCCAAAACCATAGTCAAAAAGGTATCATGGCGAGATAATCCGTGGTTCCCCGAAGAGCTTGCCGCAGAGCGTGATTATCTGGCGAAGGTTGACCCCGATGCTCATTCCCATATCTGGGAAGGAGAGCCTGTCTCACGCTCCGACACGCAAGTATTCCGTGGTCGGTGGAGGATTGAATCATTTGAACCGAAAGCGGATTGGGATGGGCCTTATTTCGGTTTGGACTTTGGCTTTGCTCAAGACCCATCGCATGGCGTGGAGGTCTGGAAGCATGGATCCACTCTCTATTTCCGGCACGAGGTTCGTGGTGTGGGTGTCGATATTGACCGACTGCCGGAAATGCTTTTACGCCTCGGAGAAAAGGCTTGTGAACGCCCTATCAGGTGCGACAACGCAAGACCCGAGACGATAAGCTATCTGCAACGGCACGGCTACTCTAGGGCCATCGGATGCCGCAAGTGGCCCAACAGCGTAGAGGATGGCGTGGCGTGGCTCCGATCCCATGAGCTGGTGATACATCCCGATTGCCGACACCTCGCAGACGAGGCTAGGCTTTATTCGCACAAGGTGGACAGGCTCACAGGCGACATCCTGCCGGAGATCGTGGACGCAAATAACCACGGCTGGGACGCTGTGCGTTATGCTTTGGAGCCTCTTATCTTCGGTGAGCGGGACGGTTTAGTAAACAAAAATCTGGCGACCTTCGGGAAGTCAAGAGGGCGCATTTGATGGATGACAAAATTCACGAAATCAGGGAAGCGATCAGCGAATATCAGGATGCCTACAGCTCCGACTATCAGGACATTCGGGATGATCTAGAGTTTGCCTCGCTCAAGCAGTGGGAAGTAGATGATGCCGACCGTCTGAATCTGGTGATGGATCACATCGGCAAGCATAAGAATTTGATCGTAAACCCCATTCGCTTGCACCCCTTCGGCTTCGGCATCACAGCCGACGAGATGTTGACACCCGAAGATGTTTCCCGCATAAACGCCCATTTGGGCCGAATCCAGCAGGACGGCAACTTCTACTCCCAAGCCGCCCAAGCGATGGAGCACAGCGTACTTGGCGGGCGTGGCTTCATGATCGTGGGCGATGATTGGAAAACCTACAATGGTCTGCAAAAGAAAATCACTTTCACTTGCCCTCTTGACCCCACCAGCGTGTTCATTGACACCGCAAGCGAGAGCATTGACGGAAGCGATGCCGAGAACGCTGGGTTAATCGCCTACATGGGCGAGGCTCAAGCCAAGCGGCTTTTCGGTATTGAGGATTCAAAGGTTTGGGATGTCGTCCCATCTGGCCTAGTCATTCCGTCCGATTGCGTCCCTACGGTGAGCTACTGGAGTAGGGCAAGCGAGTCTAGGGATGTGGTTTACATCCAAACCGCCAAGGGCATCATCGGTATCTATGGTGAGGAATTGCTGGCTATGGGGCCGATCCCTGTGGAGGCGGTCGTTGGCACTCGCAAAGAGCGGGCTACCTATGTCAATTACACGCAGATCGTGGGCAATGAGATCATCAGCGAGGCAAAGATTGACAGTCCATTCATCCCCGTGGTTCCGTTCTATGGGGAGTCGTCCTATGTCGTGGAAGCGGGAGGCCTGAAGGTCAAGCGCAAAGGCCTAGTCTATCGTCTGCGGGATACCCAGAAGCTCGTCAATCTTGGAGTGAGGGCCGAGGCCGAACGCCTTGACATGGCTCCGAAATCACCTTGGATCGCCACACCCAAACAGGTGCTTGGGAATGCCCAGATTGCAGAGATGTGGGAACGCTCCAACGAAGAGAACCGAGGCGTCCTGATCTACGAGCCGGATCCCAATGCACCAGCCCCACAGCGGGCGAATACGAGCGCAGGCACAGCGGAAATCCAAGCCACCCGAAAGGGGATGCAAGCCGACATGAGCGAACAACTGGGCTATGGGGCGGTCAATTTCGGAGCTGGCAAAAACGAGGCTTCGGGCTTCGCCATCAGCCTCATGCAAGAGACAGCCGATTACCAGAGCGCAAGCTATGTGCAGAATTGGGAAGCGAGCGTTATTCAGGTCGGGCGTATTGTGTGCAATATGTACCCCAGCATCTACCCCGAAAAGATGCCTGTCAGCTTCGAGACCAAGTCCGGAAAGCAAGCAGGTTATGTCGGGCCTTCCGATATTTCCGGCAAGCTGAATGTCACGGTCGTGACGAGCGCAAGCTATCAGCAGAAACGCAGGCAAGGCTCACAAATCCTGTCCACCCTCGCAGGCCAAAGCCCCGACTTCATGTCTGCGATGGCTTATGACATCGTGCGGGATTCGGGTGTGAGTATCTCCGATGATGCTATGGAAATGCTCAAGCGGATGCGCCCAGCCCACCTTACAGGCGAGGGGCCTGATCCCGAAGCAATCAAGGTCATGGAACAGCAAGCCGCAACCATCCAAGAGCTACAACGCACGATGGAACAGTACGAAGCCCTTATCGGTCAATTCCAAGCGAAGGAATTGGGCGATGACCGCAAGGCAAAAATCACCCTTGCCGGTAAAGTCATTGATTCCCAGACGCAAATATTGCTTGAGCAGATGAAGCAAGACGGCAAGATGGACGAATTGCAGGCTAAGAATATCGCCGACATTGTGGCGAAGATTTATGACAACAGTCTAAAAGAGGTTGAACTGGAGACTCAGCAAGGTGGTGTGAAGGTCAACTACACCAACCCGATGAGCGCATTCACCCCGATGGCGAGTGGCCCGCTCGTGGTCGGCAATCAAGGGCGACCGACGGCTGGATAGCCGGAAAGGATTACCATGTCAGAGCAACTTGAGACAGTCAAGGAAACGGCAACGGAAACGACCAATCCCGAAGTCGTGCAATCCACCCAACAGGTGGAAGCCCAAAGCCAGCAACCCGAAGAGAAGCAGCCGTGGCAAGTCGCCATGGAAAGCTACGACAAGCGGATTGCAGACATTGAGGCGAAACATCAGGCCGAAATCCAACGGATGCAGCACGGAATGAATAAATCATTCGGCAAGCTCCGGAATCAGGTGGACACCTATCGCAAGATGATAGATACCATCGTTCCAGAGCCGAAGCGTGAGCAGTTCACGGACGAGGCACAATTCCAGCAGGCGAAGAAAGTGGTAGAACCAATCCGCACCCAGTTCTCGCAACTGGAGGAGCAGACACAAAGGGCCGAGCGTGAGGCGGTTGAGGCCGAACAACGGAACACCCTAGTCCAAAGCGTGGTGAGCAAGGTGAGTGCCTTGCCTGCCGAGCGGGCTGGGGAGATTTCCCAACGGTATCAACAGGCTTTGCAGATGGGTCAACAGATGGGCGTGGACATGGATGTGGACAACGACATCCTGCAGTTCGTTTCGTCCGTTGACAATGGGGCCGATGTGTTGGATGCGATCTACCAAAACCCGCAAACGGTCTTGACCCTCAAAGCTCAGCCGCTTATGGGAAAAATTGCCATGTTGATGAACATCAGCAAGACAGCTCAAACTCTGCCATCGGTGACCCCATCGGCTCCGATTGCGGCACAAGCTACGGTATCGGAACCAGCCCGCCCCATCAAGACATCGGGGTCGGGCCTCAAGGCTCCGACATCGGCACGGACAGCGCAGGAGTATCTACAGATGCGACTCGCACAACGCAAATAAACAACAAAAGGACACAAAATGGCTACTATCCAAACCAGTTCGATCGTTCTCGGCCAAGTTGCCGAAATCCTCCACGACACCTCGTTCATGTACAAGAATGCGTACAAGAATGTGGGCAAGGACTTCACCCGCAACAGCGGTGACTCCATCACCATCCCCAAACCCCACCGTCCCGCTGTCGGCACTTCTGCTGACATGACTGGTACGAGTCGTACTATGGTGGAAAGCTCCACCACGCTGACGCTTGTGCGTCGCAATGCAGCTGTGGATCTCACCTCTGCCGAGATGACTTACAAGCTCGGTGGCGAGGATCTGTTGCGTGAGCGTGTGACCATGCCCTTGGCAAAGCGTCTGGCTCGTGAGATTGACCTTGTCGGCCTTGATTGCCTCAATAAAGCTGGTGGCAAGGTCGTTGGTCGTTCCGACTACACCAAGGCTCTGTCCTATGCCGAAGCCGCCCAGCTGAATGCCGCCCTCGGTCGTGGCCTAGCTCCTGAGGATGGCCGTGTGTGTGCTCTGTCCCATGACGATTGGGCTGGTGCAGCTGCCAACATGGCGAGCTACTTCAATCCCCAGACCGTCCTGTCCGACACGATGAAACGTGGTGGCGTGGCTGGTGATCTGGCTGGCATGATGTGGTATCCCACCGCCTCCGCTCCCAGCTTCACCATCGCTTGCGATGATGCCGTTGGTGCGATCAACGACGGTTCCATTGCCGAAGGTGACACCACGCTCGTCATGAACACGCTGGGCACTGGCAAAATCTATGCTGGCCAATCCTTCACCGTGGCCGACTGCTACGAGATTGACCCAGAGACCCAGACCAGCACCGGCAAGCTGTACCAGTTCGTTGTTGCCTCCGATGCGACCATCTCCGGCAATGCCGCCACCGTGACCGTGTGCCAAGCCATGTACACGACCACCACCGACCGCACCAAGGCGAACATGAACAGCCTGCCTGTCAACGGCAAGACTGTGACCTTCCTTGAGGGTGCGATCTCCAAGGCTGGCAAGCGCATCTTTGCATGGCATCCGAATGCGCTCTTGTTCGCTTCCGTGGATCTCTACAAGCCCAAGGCTGGTGTGCTGTCCGAGTCCATCTCCCTTGACGGCCTGAATATGCGCCTCGTGGACTACGGTGATGGCATCACCGACAGCTACGGCACTCGCTTGGATATCGAGTTTGGCTTTGCCGCCATCTATCCCGAGCTGATTGCTTCCACCGCTGGTCAGCTGATCTAACGAATCGGGGAGGGGCTTGAAATACAGCCCTTCCCTTTTTTCCACTCGGAGGAATAATGCTCAATTCAAGAACGCAAAAGGCTCTCAAGCCTCAAACCCTGTCAGCCGCTACGGCTGTATTCAACGATGCAAGCACAAGCACAACCGCTGTCCCGCTTGATGTGGTCGGCATCCCTGTTCTGGCCTTGTCGGTCGGTGCGGTCGGTGTCTCCACTACCTCGCTGACGGTCTCCATCATGTCCACTTCTGCCCTTGGCGTGACCCCTACAGCCATGACAATCGGTGGAGCGAATCAAGTCTCTATCGTCCCTGTTGAGGGTGCTTTGAGGCGGATCCGGACGGATGAGCCTGTTCCCGAGGGACATCAGGTCATCATCGGCATCACCTCCATCGGAGGTACTACGGTTGCGGCCGCCAATGTGATCGGTGAAACACCAGACGCTGGCAAATCGGACGGACGGTAAAACATGGTCAAGGTCTACCCACCGCATCAAGACAAGGGCGAAAGAATCCACAGCAGACTGATCCCAGAAAGCGATTTGAGCGCATGGCTAGGTCGTGGGTGGACGCTTGACTATTTGGTCTCCATCGGTGAGCGTTGCGTCGTATGCGATGATGCCACGCCACCACCAGCCCTAGAAATCATTGAGGGAAGTGCTTATAGCCTGCAAGAGCAAGAAGACGAAGTCAAGCAAGAAGAAGTGAGCGAACCTAAAAGGCGGGGTCGTCCTCGCAAGGGAATCTAGACATGGCAACGGCAAGGGAATACTGCATCAATGCGCTCATGGACGCAGGTATCGAGGGTGATTCCACAGGCATATCAGCGGATAGTGTAAACAGGGCATTGAGGACGATGAACCGCCTGCTGGGCGAGTGGTCTGCCATGCGCCTGCTCAAGGGAACGCTGACGAGTGGGAGCTACACGACCAGCGGGGCGAGCCTGACGGTCGGGCCTACTGGAAACATCAGCACGACCACCCGCCCTGTGCAGGTGGAAAGCGTACAAGTGTCCAGCGATTCGGGTGCGACCTATGCACCTCTCCGGATGGCTACCCAGCTGGATTACACGCAACTCGCCACGGTGTCGGGTTCACCTTGCTACTATATCTACACCCCAAGCGCATCCACGGCATCGGATGGCGTGGTGCAGATTTTTCCCACCCCAAGCGGGAGCTATACATACAAGGTCAACTACCTGTCGGAGTTCGGGGATTATGGCCTGAATGACGAGGTGAATTTGCCTCGTGAATTGTGCGACCTGCTGGAATCCGGATTGACTAGCCGAGTGGCTAGGATGTTCGGTTTTCCGAGGGTGGATTTTGATGCCGAATATCAGCGAATCCTGTCCGTTGTGATGCTCAATAATGTATCTTTTGGTAAGATGAGATTGAGTGCGAACCTCCGCACAAATAGAGGGTCAGCCTATGATTTGTAAAACAGGTGCGACCCTATGGAAATCAAACTAAATCTATCGGCTGGCGATTCCCGACACAGGTCAAGGGATGTCAGCTATCAACAGCGAATAAACTGGTTTCCCGAGCGTCAAAACTACGAGGGCGCAACCGAGGAATGGAGCCTCGTGCAGATTGAGGGTTCTGCCGAGTGGCTTGATGTCGGTGGGGCTTCCCGATGCCGTGGCCTCAAGAAAGCTGGCAACGGATCGCTTTATGGGGTCTGGGGTGCGAATGTCTACGAGGTCAAGGACTACCTAGGCACACCGACCGCATATTTGCGGGGAACGGTGGCGAGTGCCAACAGCCCTGTATGGATGGTTGACAACGGTGTCCACATGGTCATCACGGACGGCAACCAAATGTACCTGCATGAGCTGGGAAGCTCCAATGGCATCACCTCGCCTAGCTATCCATTCACGGCTCCGAGCCATGTGGACTACATCGGTGGCTATGTCGTGTGCATCCGAAATAGCGGCTCATTGCTGGAGCGTGGACGGTTCTACTACTCCGATCTGTTGGATGCCACCAGCTGGCCTGCCCTCAATTATTTCACAGCCGAGGACTTTTCCGATCCTCTCGTCTCCCTTGTCGTGAGGGATGGCGAGATTTGGCTGTTCGGCTCAAGCACTTACGAGGTCTGGGGGCTTACAGGGGATGCCAACCGTCCCTTCACGCGCATCGGTGGAAGCGCAAGAAAAATCGGTATCAGCGGTCGGTATAGTGCCGCTGTCATCGGTGGCTCCATCTTGTGGGTCGGAAGTTCCAAGGCTGGGGCTGATGGCGTTTACATGGCTAACGGCTACGAGGCCCAACAGATCAGCGATGTCACTATTTCCCAATTCCTGTCAGGTGCGGCTGTGGCCGATGTCATCGCTTGGACTTATCAGGGCAACGGACATACATTCTATGTATTGCAGTTCACCACCGAGGACACTACTCTGGTCTATGACCTGACGACAGGCAAATGGCATCGCAGGGAATCGCAAAAGCAGGACAATACCTTCGGGCGGTGGAATCATTGCTATGCCGAGTATGCTTTCGGCAAGACCCTAGTGGGCTTCGGGACGGCTGGGGTGATCGCCTACCTAGATGCGGACGAGTTCACGGAAGCGGACGACAGCCCCATCGTAAGGACATTTGTAAGCAATGGGACGATTGCCAATGGTCACCCGATCATGTGCAGGGAGTTGGTCGCCTACTTTGATGCGGGCCAAATCACCGACCCCAGCACCACGCCTTACGCCATGTTGCGTGTGAGCCGAGACGGTGGCTACACTTGGTCGTCCTCACGGTGGCGGGACTTCGGGGGTACAGGCCAATATGGGCGTTCATGCAAATGGACACAGCTGGGCATCGCTCGTGAGTTCACTTTCGAGATCGTGGTATCAGCAAATTGCCGGTCCACCCTTGTCGGTGCGTATGCCGATTTTGAGCGGGGTGTGGGCCGATGAACAGGGTGGAGCTACCTTCCATCCCAACAGGCCTGACTAGGGCATGGGATGTGGCGTTGAGGGCATTGCTTGGCGGTGCTCGTGGGTCATGGGGTGATGCCGATGGTCTATTGACCGATGTGGACGACTTCAAATGCACGAGGGCAGGGCGCATCGTCTGGGTCTCTTTTTCAGGAACAGGAAATCAAACCGTCTCGCTCCCTTGGAGTGTGGAGGGTGCAGTGAGTAATTGCGATGGCGGTACAGCTGTCATCAGCGGAAGCACGATAACGATAACAGCGGCAGGAGCCTACACGGTGTCCATGGTCGCAAGGGTGGTATGATATGATTGGTTTGGCTTTGTCGCCTTTGGCGTGGGGTGCTGGTGCTTTGGCGTCGCAAAAGAATCCTCTCGGTGCGGTGTCTAGGACTCTTGATTTCGGAGGTCAGGAGAGGCAACAGAATGAGATCATTCAGCAGGCTCTAAACCAAGGCCGTCAAGACCTTGCGGCAAGCCAAGCGCAGGCTATGGGGACGCTGACCCCTTACATGGGCATCGGAACAGGAGCCGCCCAACAGATTCAGGGTATGCTTGGTGGAGTGAATGAGGCCCAGTACATGGCGCAGGCCCAGCCGGAATTTGCGTATGACATGCCATCGTACACCACGGAGCAATTCCTAGACCCAAGCATCCAATACCAAATCCAGCAGGCCCAACAGGGTATCGACGCAAGTGCTGCAGCAAGGGGCGGGCTTTTGAGTGGGGCCACCCTCAAGGAGTTGCAGAGCCGAGGCATGCAGATCGGACAACAGGGCTGGGCCGATGCTTTCCAGCGGGCTATGGCGATGGGACAACAGGCTAGAGCCGACCGTGGCTTCGCCTATCAGCAGTATGCCGACAAGGCCCAACAGGCCCAGCAACAGGCCGCCCAACGGCTGGCGATGTTCCAAGCGAAGCTCGGTGGCCTCGGATCGCTTGCGTCCATGGGGGCGCAGACGGCTGGCAATATCGCAGGGCTTCAATCCGACTATGGACAGAGCCTAGCCAATATCGCAATGGCGAGTGGAACGCAACAAGCCAACGCTGTCCCCATGAGCTGGGGAGATAGGGGCTTGAAGGCCTTGGGTGTGCTTGGCGAAGTCGGTGCTACGGCTCTTGGTACTTCACTCGGGAGGGGCTAATATGGCGGTCTACAATCCTATCCAATACCTGAGCCAGATCAGGAATCCAGCCCCTACGGAGTGGAGTGCGGCACCATTCATCAAGGCATTTGCTACGGGCATTGACGCAGGGCAGGCATTGAGGCGCAACGACCTGCAGAACCAAGAGCTTGCCGTCCAAGCCGCAGAGCGTCAACGGCAGGAGGAGGAGCGTCAGCGCATCGCCAACATTGCGGCACAATCGCAGGGTGAGGCTGGGGCGTTCGGTCGTCTCATGATGGGCGTGAACCCGCAGATCGCCCTGCCTTATCTGCAGATGGACGAGGCCCAATTCAAGGCCGCCCAACAGGCTGAGCGTCAACGATTGGAGGACGAGGCCGAAGCACAGAAGCAAGCCGCCAAAGAGCAATCCATTGTGGAGGCTCAAAAGCGGTTCAATGCCGCCATCCAATCGGGCGATATCAATGAAAAGATGATCGCTGAAAACGAGCTCAGGGTATTGCTGGGCAATGCGCCACTTTCGGCAACCTACTACCAAGGGCAAGAGCAAGAGCGTCAGATGCGCCAAGAGCAACAGGAGACGAAACAGGCCCAATGGGAAAAGGAGTTTACAGCCAAGCAGGAATCTGAGGCATGGAGGCGGGCCGAGGCCGAATTGAACAGGGCGATGAAGAGCGAGCAATTCCTGAAAAAGATGGAGCAGGATGACAAGCAGTTTGCCCAGCGTCAGGCCCAGATGGTAAAACAAGCCGAACAGCGCAAGGAAAAGGAAAAGACAGAGCCATCGTTCAAAACCTTGGGCGGGGATGATGCAAACAAGGTCGCAGGGCTTGGAGATGTGCTTGACCTTATCGAGCAATTCAGGGAAATGGAGGATCAATACGGATCGCTTGGAATGGCAAAGCAATGGGCAACACCAAATTCCAAATACAACAACATGATGGCCGCCTCTGTGGAATTGTTCGGTCGTGTGCAATCTGGTGGTGCGATCCAAGGGACTGAAATAGAGACATTCGGTAATTTGCTCAAATGGTCTCCCACAGGAGAGTCGTACCAAGAAAAGTTGGATAGATTCAAAAAGATTATTGAGAATAAACGAAATTCCATTATGACCAAGGGTAAGAGCGAATTTGAACGGACGCAAGGGCAACCTCGTGGAACCACGGAAGGGAGTTTCTAATGGCTAGCAAGTTTACGATCGAGAGCAAGCGTACAGGCAAACGCATGGATGTCTGGGCCGACAGCCCAGAGGATGCTGTGCAGATCGCCATAGCCAAGGCCAACGAGAACGAAAACCAGTTGCCCTACACTATGGAGGATGTGGAGTACATCCCGAAAAAGACCTACAATGAACCAAGCGACAAGGCCATTAGGGCCGTGGGCGAGACGGTGGCTAGAGAGGGCGTTCCAGCCCTTGCTGTTCGTGGTCTGTTCCCTGCATCCGTATCGGTTGCCGAGGAGGATGGCGGGCCTGTAAAACAGGTGCTTGCGGGTGTTGCCGATGCGGCCGCCAATCTTGCCGGACTGCCAGCCAAGGCGGCAGGGGTCTTGGGTCGCTTAGGTGCTTTCGCCATGCGCCATCCTGCCATGGCCGACATCGGAATGCAGACTGGAATCGGAGCCACCCAAGGTGTGCTATCGGGTCAGGGTGCTGTCGCTTCGGGTGCGTTGTCTGGTGGTATTGCCGGAGGTGTGCAAGGTACTGCAGGGGCGGCTAGACTGCTCAAGGAGATGGGGCCGCAGGGGTACGCCAAATTTGCGAGTGAGCTGACAGGCTCCGACCCAGAGGCCTTGCTTGCATGGTCAAAAGGCAAACCCCAGCAAAAGGCCATCCGAGAGGCGGCAGAGACGACAGGCGAGATCGGGCAGAAGATTCTGGACGACCTCAACAATGTGAATCTCACGAATGCCGACAGGCCGGAGGTGATTGAAGCCCTCAATGGCAAGACGGTGGACTTGGGAAACACGATCCAAGCGATGCGGGACAGGTTGAACGAGGTAGCTCCGGGTTCAAAGGGGCGAGGATTGAGCGATCAAGAGAAAATTGTGCATGATAAGATAAACAGCGTTTTGAAGTACCTTGAGGGAGAAAAACCAAAAGCGAAGAAGAAGCCTTCGGCATCGCAATCGTATCTTAGCGGCAGGCGCATGGAGGAATCCATAGAGCCGAATACATCCGGCTATTCTACCGTAGTGGACGCCAACGAGGGCAGACGGCTTCGTGGTGCTTACCTTGACCAGATGATTGATTTTTCAGCCGAGGGGCTGGATCGGTCAACGGCTGGGATGCTCAACGAGGTGCTGAAAGCGGGGCGCACCCAGCTGAAGGATGACCTCATTGAAGCGGGCGGGCCACAGTACAAGGATGCTATGGCGAGGTGGTCGCAAAAGTTGCAGGCTCGTGAGAAGTTGGCAAGGCTTTTCGGGCGTGACCAATTCACCCAAGAGCAACGAGTGGAAAAGACGCTGGACAATATCTTCAACCGCAACAAATCCAAGCAACAGGAAGTTTTGAAGGCCTATGATGATGCTTTCGGGCGTGAGTATTCCGAGCAACTCAGAAACGCTTTCTTTGCTAAATCCTTGGGCGTGACTGAGTTCCAGCCGAAACCCTCATGGGTTCCGACACAATATACAGGCCGATCCAATCTTGGCCTTGGCATCATGGCATCGGGTGGGTCGGGCATGGCCTCTTTGGGTATGCCAGCTGTCGCACCGGGCTTGATTCCGTTGACGGCTTCGGCTTGGTCTCCGAGAGCCGCTACATTCACTCTATCAATGATGCAAGCGGCTGGAGCCGGAAAGCCCATCGGTGGTAAATTGGCCCAGACGATCCAAGCGGTTAATCCTGTACTTCAAAACCTATTCAGGTCGCAAGCGCAACAAGGAAAGAAATAATGGCTATCGTATTCAATCCGTTTTTCAGGTATTGCGATGCAAACAACGCACCCCTAGACGGTGGGCGGTTGGTATTCCTTGACCCCGACACGCAGAATGCAAAGAATGTCTACTCGGACGAATCTGGGAATGTGAGCCTTGGGGCCAACATCACCCTAGACAACGAAGGCATGGTTGACAACGCCAACGGTGTCTGGTTAGGCTCTGGCGACTACACCTGTCGGGTGCAGGAATACGCAGGGCTGGACGGCAACGGAGACCCGACTTATACCACGCTCTACGAGATTGAGTACATCGCAGGTGTGCCAGCCTCTTCGGGCGGTGGAGATACCCAAGCCACGGTGGCGAACATGGCCGCCCTTCGGGCCATCCCTTCGGCATCGGCCTATTCCTATGTCTACCTCATGGGCTACTATACCGCAGGAGATGGCGGTGGCGGTTGGTTCAAGTGGGTGGTGAATGACACGGCATCGGACGACAGTGGCATCATCATCGCCCTAGACGACAGCCCAGCCTTGGGGCGGTATTACCGATCCGTTCCGTCCATCATT